CGAACACTGTGATGAGGTTGAGACCTTCACTGGAAAACGACCGGACTACAAAGCGAAGGATTACTTTGCAAAGTACAAGTGGTTCCTGAAACGCGAATATGTCCACCTTAAAAATAAATGAAATAATTTAGTTAAATCCCTTGACATTTCGTCAGAATAGTGTATAATGATTGTATTGAATTAACTACTAGAGAGAAATATATTATGTTTTATGCAAAACCAAAGATGACCAATCACCATGATGCAGAGTACTTCAAGACCGTTACCGAAGCAGTTGACTTCCTTAACCAGTACAATAAGTTAGGCCCTGAATATGAGAGTGACGGGTTTTCTAACAGTGTCTCTAAACTTCAAGCCGAAGACTTTTGGATGTTAGGCAAGTTGACTGGCCCAGAGGGTGTTCAGTTTAAGAATAACAAAGCAGTGGAGGTGGCATAACATGGGTATTATTGCTGAGATTTTTCGTAACGATATGTTCAAAGACTGTTCTAACGGTGGTGTAAGTTCCAACTTCACTTCGGTGACTGTTGTGAATGTAGAAGGCCCGTTTGAACCCACTGTGGGTCGTCCGGCCGTCTTCATTAAGGAGGGTGCTTTTAAGGGTACGATAAAGTGCGTCCCTGCGGTCAAGTCCCTTTCTGGAGGATATGAGGAGGACACACAAGGGTTCTCGATGGGTGGTACTTATATTGCTACATCTGACAGTCGTTTCTCTAAGAAGTGTAGGGAATTAGTAGGACAGAGTTTTTATGGTGCGGTTCCTTTCCACGACAGATACGAGGGATAGTGATGTTAAAACATAATGACTCTGCAACTGAGCTGCTCACCATTCTACAGGAAGAGTGTGCTGAGGTTATCCAAGAGGCCTCAAAGATTAAACGATTTGGTCAAGAGAAGGATAACATCGACCGTCTCGCCAAGGAAGTGGGTGACCTTGTGTGTATGATAGAACTTCTACAACAATGGGAAGTTGTATCGTATAGTGCAGTTGAAGACGCCCGACAAGAGAAGTTAGGTAAACTTCGTAGGTGGTCTAATCTCTTTGCATATGATAGTGATGTTAACTACGAGGCCGGTATTCCTTCGGATAACTGATATGAAAAAGAAACAAAGTGTGTCGCGAAGTAATCCTGTCGCGAAATATGCACGGAAATTTAATCGCGCTTCCACTCACGTGGATAAGAAGAAGGAAGCAAAGAAATACGGTCAATTGACCAAAGAAGAACTTTATCCAAATAATGGGTTCTAGCCCTTGACACAAACCACTAATTGAGGTATAATATGTCCGTATCAAAAGAAGTACGTTATGCGATGATTCGTGCAGCTGCACTTAAAGTTCAGAAGCATAGTAAGGTCAGTAAGTCTAATAAAAAACTTGCTGACGAAGTAGTTGGTCTTGACCGTCAAGACTATAAGTCCGATGTACGTTGGGGAGATGAGGAAAGTTTTGTAAACTCGGTTTTCTCCGATGTATATCAAGCAACCAAAAATGAGGAATGGAATTAATGTCCCAAGCAATTGAAAACCTAATTGACCTCGGTCAATACGCTCGCAATGATGTGGAACTCATTACACGTGAGTACATGCGTCATGCATATCTAGAAACTCTTGAGACCTATGCTAAAGAGTATGTGAAACTAGATGAAGGTGATGATACCCGTAAGGCTGTCCTTGCCACTCTAGAAGCATTCGAACATACTATTGCAGTATTAGATGGTAGTGAAGATTTCCTTGAAGCTGTCCACGCGGACAGTGATGATGAAACTCCCACTGAAGATGATGAATACGACCGTTTTTAAGGAGAACGATATGTTTAGTTATGATAAAATAGTTGACCAACTAAGATCCAATGTACTTCAGGTTACCTTTAGTAAGGTGAACGGTGAGCAACGGGTTATGCCCTGCACTCTCCAGACCGACTATATGCCTGAGTTATCTGAATCTAAGGTCAAACAGGTAGACGAATTTTCTGTTAATAAATCTGTGATACGCGCATTCGCTATTGATAAGCAATCTTGGAGATCTTTCCGAGTGGACAATATCTCTGCGATTGAGGTAATAAATGGATGATAAGACAGAAGAGAAGTTCTTAACCAAAAAATCATTCTCGGCTATGATAGAGAGTTTCGTGTTCCAACACAGAATGACTTACATGGATTCCATTGTACATCTCTGTGAAAAGAACGGACTAGAACTGGAAGACATCAAGAAGTATCTGTCTCCCACTATCGTAGAACATCTAGAGAGTGAAGCACGTCAGTTGAATTTTCTGCCAAAACAGAATCAACTAGACGTATAAATAGTAATGCCCTAGAGGCAATCTCATACATTGTTTATATTTAAGTTTATATTAAAGGAAATATTATGTCTTTTGCAAATCTAAAATCCAAATCTATGGATATCTCGAAACTTGTCAACGCTGCATCAGCGGCATCCGGACAAACTAAAAACACTAACAAATACCAAGACGACCGCAAGTGGAAGCCTACTGTTGATGAACAGGGCAACGGCTATGCAGTTATTCGTTTTCTTCCTGCTACTGAAGGTCAAGACCTACCGTGGGTTCGCTACTGGGATCACGCGTTTAAAGGCCCTACCGGACAGTGGTACATCGAACGTTCATTGACCACACTAGGTCAGAACGACCCATTAGGTGAGTTAAACTCTCGTCTGTGGAACTCCGGTATCGAAGAAGATAAAGAAACTGCTCGCAGACAGAAGCGGCGTCTACACTATGTTACTAACATTCAAGTTATTAACGACCCTGCAAACCCTGCCAACAATGGCAAGGTAATGATTTACGAGTTTGGTAAAAAGATCTTTGATAAGATTATGGATCAGATGCAACCAGAATTCCCAGGCGAGACTCCGGTCAATCCTTTTGACTTTTGGTCTGGTGCGGACTTCGAACTGAAAATCCGTAATGTTGCTGGATACCGTAACTATGATAAGTCAGACTTTAAATCACCGTCTGCATTCCTAGGTTCGGATGAGACTCAATTAGAATCAGTTTACAACTCACTGTATGACTTGAATGAGTTCATCATTCCTAATTACCCAAGTGCGTTCGACTCAAACTGGTTCAAGTCTTATGACGATCTAAAGAACAAGTTGGAGACAGTACTAGGTCTTGCGACTGGTGCCGGTTCTACTATTAAGAACGAAGCACTAGCACAGACTGCTGAAGCTGCTCCGATTCGATCAGCAATCGAACCGACTGTTGTCGCAGTTGCTCCTGCCCCTGTTGCTGCTGTCGCAGAAGAAGATGACACACTTTCATACTTCGCGCAGATGGCTGCTGAAGACTAAGAGACCAGTTAACAGGTCTTTTCAGAAGGGGACTCGAAAGAGTCCCTTTTTTTATGATCGTGTGGAAAAGTAAGGATCCATTAGATCGAAAGGTGATATAGGCCCACCTAAGACAGTCGTCCCACCACCGCCACCGGACGATGAAGAGTTTGTGCTGTTGTCCATGATGACTACTGGAGGGGTAGAAGATACCGCAGCTTGTTCGGTGACCAACTTACCGACGTTTCCTGCTGAAGTAGATTTCTGTTGTTGCCCCGAAGAGTTAGAAGATATCTGAGTTCCTGCGGATGCGATGTTATTCATCATCTGCACATCTTCGTTAGAGAAAGAGTTTAG